TCCGACGTAATGCCATCTTTGGGCAAAGACATGTTGAATGAACGGTCGCCGTACGCACCATAAGAGCGCATACGAATTCCACCACCTCGCACAAACACGTCACGAGGCGCGGGCACGTCAGTCGCCTTACCACCTAGCATTTCATCATGGATTGAGCCTGTGTGGGCGATGTTAGTGCCATCAGGCAGAATGAATGCGGTGTGGGCCGGGTCGCCGTCTGACGCACCATACTTTTCCAACAACTTCGGACCTGCAACATCAGGGTGGTACTTATCCTCAGGCTTGCCGCCGCCGAGCCCTTTTCTGCCTTTTCCACCACGTAGAACGCCTTCCTCGCCGCCTGCTTGAAACGGGCGATTCTTTATTGCATTCGACACAGCGTCCACAGTCGTCGATCCAACCTCATTCTTCAATATCTGTGAGCGAGGCATAATCGGGCCTTCTGCACCCTCAACAGGTGCTGCGCCTCTCACAACCTTACCGCCTCCTTCAAGGAGTTTGCCGCCAATCACCATGCCGCCAGCTTGCCCAATGGCTTCAGGAGCAACATCCAACATGTCGCTCTGCATTCGATTTCGTTCTTCAGGCGAGCCCTTAGCGTAATCGTAATAATACTTAGCCGCCGTCGTGACGGGCTCAGTGATCATACTGTGGAGTAATGGTACGTGTCCGCCCTTGACATCATTCACCACACCTTGACCTATGCCCTGTGCAACAGACACGGGATTGAGCATCGACGCCGCGCCCCCGACTTCACGAGTAAAGGTATGATACATTGCCGCAATGCTGTTGACATTGTCGAGCGGTAGAGATTTGGGCAGAGCGATGGTGTTGCCATCGGGCATTGCGATTACATGGTGCGTGCTCGGACTTATGGGCTGTAGTCCTGCCGACTCCGACCCACCCGCGTTGTCTGGGTTGTCAGGATTCTGTTCCGCAGGGATAATTTTCTCACCCTTATGGACGATGGCGGGTCCAGTCTGGGGCACGCTAGGAGTTCCTTCCTCGTAGAACGGAATACTTTCTTCGGACCCCGAGACAGGCTGGGCTACAACGTAATCGTTTCCGACGGTAGATGTGGGCGCGGGTGTGGCTTTGGCTTTGGCAGTGTCATCAGGTTGCTGTGCTAGTTGTTGCTCTTGGGCTTGCTTTTGTGCCCGTTGCTTTTGCACAGCCGCTTCATCCGCATCCTGCGCTTCTTCCAATTGTTGTTGGTTTTTGTGCAGTTGGTCCTCGTCCTCTGCATTCTGCTGGGCAAGACGAGACATGCTCTGTTGAACAGTAGACGCGGCTGGTGCGGCTGGCACGACCTGTGCGGTTTGTGCAGCAGCCTGTGCTTGGTCAATGTTGTTGATGAAGTCGAAGATATTCGGGGATGAAGACATGGATACCTTTCTACTGACTCTGCTGTGCGCTCGCTAACTGCGACAGCACATGTTTCGCATACACCCTTGCCTGACCGACATAATTATCGGAGTCAGGCGAATGTTTCTGGTTGATGTAATCTTCCAGCGACATGTTTGCGTATTCCGGTCTGCTCTGGTCTAGCCGCAGTTGTTTGATCGCCGCCTGTCTTCCCGTCTCAGGCGTAGCGAAATTCGCAAATACCTTGTCACCAACTCTGTACGGTGTCGCACCGGGCTGGTTTTTGAAAAGCAGGTTTATCGGATTGTTCAGTCGAACGTTAAGGTTATTGGCCTTGCCACCCTCAAACGACGCCATTGCTGGCACTAACTTCTCAGCGGGCAACTCTCCGAACTTTTGAGTCTCGCCCGTCTCGCCCGTCTCGCCCGTGCCCATTGTTTGTACAGGCTTCTCAGTAGGAATAGTCTCCCAGTTACTGGGGCCCGGTTGCTCAGCCAGCGGTGCTGGCTCGACTTTCTGAGTTTCTGGGTTGAATATATGGCTTACGATGCCACCCTTAACCCCAGACGCAATCTTGCTACGTATACCTGCTGTTGCAGATGCCGCGCTCAACCAATTCGCACTGTAACCAGACAGTTTCCCGAGTCCACTAAGAACCTTCGGGTTAGTAATTATGTCTTCAGCGAGAGCACGCGAACCAAACCTACCGCCGAATGCTGCTCCTAAACCTGCCAACAATTCCACTGTTGACGCGAGTTTCCCACCAGTATTAGCCACATTAGTAAGTCCCAATGCCCCTGCTGCGCCCAATGCCACGCCGCCCAACTTTATGACTTTCATTTGGTTGGTAAGGGACTTCATACCGTTAACCAGCATGTCGAGTTGTTTGCCCACTTCTGGTGTGCTCGCAAAGATGGCATCGCGAGTCTGCTGCTTGATGCCCTGCCATCCCTTTACGACTTTGTTCAAATCCAGATGGTTGGTTTCATCCAGTGCACTTTTGACTACGTCCGCAAATTTGTTGACACCGTACCCTGCAACCGTGTCATCGCCTACGAGCCGAGACAGAACCTTGATCTTGTAGGGCGCGTTAGTTCCTGTCGTAATGTTTTGAAGAACATCAGAAGTTTTCTCATTACGAATCGCCTTTATGAATGGCTCTTTCAGATCGTTCAGCGTCTGTCTGTACGCTGCGCGGGCGGCTGCGTATTCTCCGCTTGCGCCCGTGTTAAGCCCGTCCAACGTGTTGTCAATGCCCTCCAGAAGATGACTGATTGACTGTATGTTCGCTGGTTCTGCGGTGCGCAGTGCCCTACTCAGTCCTTGTCGAAGGTCGATAAGTGTGTCGCTACTGATACCTGCTTCAACACCCTTCGAACTGGTGATGTAATTGACAAGCTGATCTAGCTGGCTTGACGCAGGAGTTACTGCCTTCAACGCCCCTCGCAGTTCGGAAGGAAGATTGGAATTGACATTTTTCAGGTCAAGTGCCGCCTGATAAAGCGGTGTTTCGCTAATAGCGACAGGCGCTGTGCCCATCTTCTCTTTTAGCCCCGACAGCGCGGTGTCGAACGTTGTGTGCATTTTGGTTGCAACGCTATCGAGTGTATTGGATAGAACGGATGAAACTTCTTGGGGAGTACGCACATTTTGGTCAGCGAGTTTTTTCGCACGATCTATAGTTTCGCCGTTAACCCCTAGCTTTTCGAGGAAGCCTCCCACCTTACCTGCGACTGCACTCGTGGCACCGCTTACCGCTGCCGTCGTACTACCGAATACCGCCATCGTCCCACCTGCCTCAGCGGCGGTTTTTACACGCTCACCCATAGGGGCTTGCGAGTTTTTTACAAAGCTCTGGCCTGCTGCAATCATTGAATCCTTGGCAATTCGCAGCATTGTAGGATGGCTTTCTAAATTCTTAGCCATCTGTGCGACCTTCCCTAGCCGCTCAACACTTGACATGCCTTCCCAAGCCGCTCCACCAAGTTCGGACACAAGCATAAACTCGGCGACTTGTTCCGCGCCGACACCAAGCAGTTTGTCAGCGGTAGTGCCGACAAGGCTGTTGGACTGTGCTTTCATTGCCTCGATACCCTGATCGTTTGTGTTCGTAGGAACCATAGCCGCTGCCGGTTTGCCGCCCAGCAGATAGGCCGCTGCCTTGTCCATACCCATCGCATGGCCTGCTTTGTTTGCGAGGTCAGCAATGCCCGCCGAAGTGTTCTCAGCAGACTTCAGAAAGTTCTCTCCGATGTTTCCGGCATGAGTGACGCCCGACTGGATCGCGTCTTCAGTCTTGGACAGGTAGTCAGGAGCAGGCTTTTCGCCAGCAACTTCCCATGACGGCTGGGATGTGGCGGGAGGTGCTGCGGGTTGTGTCGCAGGCTGTGCCGCAGGCTGTGATGCCTGCGGTGCCTGTGTTTCGCTCTGAACTTCCCAGTTGCTCATGATTGCTCCCTAGTAACTGCCGCCGCCGCCACCTTGAATCTGAACGGGCTTGCCGCCCTGTAATGTCCACGTTTGTCCGTTCTTAAACGTGGTGTGCACACCTTCCTTCAAAAGATTGGGGGGAGGTGCCTGTGCGGGCTGGTTGGGCTGCTGTTTCTGTTGCATGCCGCCTGATGTCAACTCTTGCGGAATTGTGATACCCATTCTCTGAAGTGCCTGCACGCCCTCTGGGGCGATAAGGCGCGGGTAGGGCTCGTGCATCGTGTTGCTGTACTTACGACCGAGGTTAACCAGCCTGATTGACGCGCTATTGCCCAACTGCTTCAGCCCAGCTTCAATTTGTGCAGGTGAGGAGTTGTCATCAAGCACCTTGTTCATGATTTTCAAATCGGACTCATGCTCGGCGTGGTTTGCCAGCAAGAACGCCATGAATTCCTTACGCACGGGCTCTAAAGACGTAACGAACGATATGTAGTCAGGATCGTTTGCTGCGTTCTTCTCAATCCAGTTCAGCGGTTTATTTATTATTGGAGACGGTGCGCCCGCAAGCAACTTGGCTCGCATCTTAGAGGTTGTATCCAGCGCGTCATTTGCGTGACCGAGGAAGGTATTGAAGTTGATCAACTGGTCGGCTGCTTTACCGTCAGCAAAGTCGTTTATAAGATTCGCCTTGGCCGTAAGCGCCGCAGGTGAAAAGTCTCTCGGGTCTTTGCCCTGTCGTACGACTTCGTCATGCAGAACGTTAAAAAACTTCGTACGCTGGTTGCCTCGGAAACTTATAACGTCGCCCACCCTGCCATAGTCGCCCGCAGCCATGTTCTTAGCTGCTGATAAGAGGTCGGCGTCTGCCTTAGCTTGTGTAGCGGCGGCTGTTTTGTCCTTTACATCCTGCTTCGTCTGGGCTTCCGCGCCTTCCTGCTTTGCACTGGCATCGAGCAGTGCTTGTGCTGCTGCCTTACGTTCCGCAGGTTCGGTAGGAGAAGCGACGATAGTCAATGCTTCTGCCTTCGTCAGCGGTTTGCCCGCGTTTACAGCAGCAGACTTCGACGTGACGTGCTTCAATTCTTCATTATTGAGGAATGCCCCAACCTCATCGGGTGACTTGCCCAACAGTTTGAAAATCTCGCCCGCTTGTCCAGAGTTTTGTAACTGTGCAAGCGCATGCTCGGTTGTTTGTGTGTGTGCATTACCAAGCGCAGTGACAGCATCGACAGCCTGACGTTGGAGGGCAGGGTTGTCCCTAAACTTCGCGTTGAAATCGTTCTGAGTCAGTTGGTCTTTTTCATCGACGCCCAAGCCTACCTGCATCTGATGGATAAACTCGTAAGCGGTATTTGCGGCATGTGCCTGCTTCTCGCACTTTATGAGCCTTTGGGAATCCATCGACACAGTATCACCTGTTGTCGTCTTTAAGTTTCCTTGATCGTCGAACAGTTGCGCGATAGCGGGGTCAGTCTTCGCTAACTGGGTAAGCAAGTCTTTGTTCGCATTGACTTTGCCAATCTTAACCAGAGAATAAGTCGGGACGTGGTACGTCTGTCCGTTGGGCGCAGTGCGTTCGTTCCAGCCGTCTTGCACGGGCTGTAATCCTAACTTCACCAAATCGCCGCGCTTCATCACGGCTTCATGTTCAAGTTTCTTGTCGGCTTCATCAACAAGTTGGTTGCCTGTGTCTTTTTCAGTCTGGAGAACGCTGTCGATTAGTGGCTGGCTAGTTTCTTTGTTCCTAGTATAAGTGTCTTCCAGTCCTGACCACTCGTTGGAATGCAACTGGCTAAGCGCCATTTGATTGCGATACTCAGCCAACACGTTAGCAGTCGCAGCATATTGATGAAGCATTTGTTGATCGGCCTGCTTTTGGGGTTGGTCGTGGAATGCTTGCCGCTGTTGGGCCGATGCGTTCGCGCCCGCAGCCATTGCCGACTGCATAGTAGGAGCCTGTGAGCCTGCAATGATGCCATGAATCGCGCCAGCGAGGATGGACTTCGTTATGTCGCCCCTTGATGTCTTAACCTGTGTTGTCACAGGCTTGCCGTCTGGCCCTGCGGTTGTTATTGTGCGAGGTCCGCCACCGAGCCCTTCAAGTATGCGGTCGAACCATCCCTTCTGTGGGGCGGCAGGTGCCGTTGGTTGTGCGGACGGCTGTTGTGCAGTCGGGGCAGTCTTCGCAGGCAGATTGCTGGTGTCGGGCTGTGACGGTGCGGGCACTTGCCCTGCGGGGCGTGCGGGGAGATTCGCTGCCGTACTGGTGTCGGCGGGCGGTGCCGCTTGAGGAATGGGCATTGCTGGTGTATTCTGGTCGTTGTTTTCGCTCATATCGCTCCTTAGCCTTTCACTATACCGCTGCCGATTTCCGCAGCGTCACTTAAAGCATCGGTTAGTGCAGTCCCGCCCAGTCCGCCAGAAATCATATCAAGCCCCACGCCAGCCCCAGCCATAAGGTCTTTCTTCCACCAACCAGATGAAGCATCCATAGCCGTCTGGGATTGTTGGGCCGCTTGGTTGGTAGCCGTTGCTTGCTTCAAAGAGCCAGTTGCTGAGGTGTCCATATTCGTCACAGCGTTGAACATGCTAGGTGCTTGCATCTCACCTGTGATGGCATTGAAATAGTTCTGGTTGCCCTGCTGATAGTTAGCAACAGTGGCCGCTTCTTCTTGTTGACTTTTCGTTGCCTCAACTGCTTGGTTAGTTTGCAGGTTAATGGCCGTCGCAAGTCCAGAGGGGTTGACGGTGTTGCCGCCGCCGATGGCACTTACAGCATTGCCAGCAGCCGCCTTCTCATTGCGGGCACTCGTTGCGGCGTTATTGATGATCTGGGAATTTACAGCAGAAGTCTCCGCTGCGCCCCAACCCTGCTGGCCGGGTCCGCCAGCTACGATCTTGCCAAGAGATGCCGTGACGGAGTTGAACAAACCACTTACATCACCAAAAACCTGCTTGGCCTGATTTACCATAGTGCTTGCGAAACCCGTTGCCGTTTGGGTCAAGCCCTGCATCGCATTGTTAAGACCTTTCATCGCATTCGATGGGCCGCACATAATTACCTGCCTTCCAAATCTAAGACGTACTCGTTGTTTTCGATTGCCCGAAACTTGAGAACCTTACAGCAAAAGTTCGCCAGTGGCGGGTGAGTCGTCGTGAAGATCAACTGTTTGAAACCTACTACAGCCGCCCTCTCCGCAGCGTTATGGACAAGAAACACAATGGCTCGACCGTTGCGGTGCGTCTCATCTGGTGTTACCCACATGGTTGAGATTCGCAACCTTGCCTCAGGTTCGGGGTCATAGTGCACGAAAACCACTATGCCGCGTAAGTCTTCAAATACCTCACTCGTCCCTCGAAAATCTTCCACCTTCCACTGCCCCGGATGGAACTTGTCGTTCTCGATGGCCGCTTTCAAAACCGGCAGGTCATCAGTGTAAATAGGTCGATTGTTCATTAAGACGACTCCAGAGGAAGAAAGACCAACGTAATGCGTGCTTGGATAGACGAACCGCCTATGTTGAAAACGGTTATGTAAGCATTCGGCGTTTGTGGAGAGCCATTGTTCGCTCCCACACGGTTCTGCCAGTTCCAAGTACAGGGCGCTGTATCTAGTACAATGTCCGTGATAATGTCGTTGCCCAACTCCGCAGGAGGTGGTGAGTCCGTAGTTCGTGAGGCGTCGGCAATCTGGGCTGTTGCGCTGCCGTAAATTCGTATCTCGCATGGCGCAGTAGATGAGATAGAAATAAATTGAAATGACTTCGAAGACATGCCCAATGTCTGAAGACTGCTTGCTCCTACTGCGAGCAGTGGCGTCGTAAGCATAACGGTTTTGGTAGTCAGTGTGGGCGTGCCACCTGTGCCGCCGCCCGAACCACCCGAACCGCCCGTGCCAGTACCCGACCCCGCCGCTTGAACTATTGTCGTGTTGTTTACCGTCTTAAACGTCCCACCACCGGGACTGGCGGGAAGCGGAAGCACTCTGCGGTGTGGTACATCCGAGTTTTCGTTGAACTGTCGTAGAGTGTCCGGCCCCGCGTTAATTGGCGGGAGCGGACATCTCAGGTACGGGTTTATCTTCGCCGCTCCTGATGGGTTTGTTTGCCCTACAGGAGCAGGAAGCGCCAGCTTAGGGATTTCAGGTGCGTATCCTTCGGGGCTGGTGCTTCGTAATGTGTCCTTCAATGGCGGCATGATGCTCCTTACTGCTCAACCTCGTATGCGCCCCATACCGAAAAGGTTTGGAGTTCATTCTGGGCTGCTTCGGCAGGCCACTGAACCATAAGTTGCATGTCAGAGCAGTATGACGTTTCGTCTGGATCGTCCGAGAGGTAGAACCGCTGTTTGAAGAACGACTTGCTCTCAGGCAGTCCGGGCGGGTCGGTTGACCACTTCTTGATTATGTCAAACGAGCCCTTGTAATACGGTAGAGCTTCGTCGAGCAACAGACCAATGACTAATGGTGACCCCGTGCGGACTGATGTAGTCGTGATGAATGCAATCTTCGCAACCTGTCCGGGTAGAGCGAATACATACGAACCGAACACTGCATAAGCAGGATAAGGAGTACCATTCGACTCTGTTGTGCCCCCGTCGGTTGTAGCATTCAAATCTCTGGCGAGGATGCTTCCGGTACCCGATGGTCCGATGAGAAGTTGATGAACGCCCGGAGATGTCTGCACTGATTGCATGGCTGAAACACCGCCGTTCGCAATCGTGGCAAAAGGACTCCAGCAGTTTCCAATTTCAGGGGAAGGCGTGGCAATTAGTTTGTACCAACCGAACTGCCCGTCGCCCACAAACCATCCTTGGTCTTCGCCGAAGGTGTACCATGTTACGTACACCGTCTGGGTGTTCCAAGATTGGCCGGGTTTCCCATTGTTCAGCCGGAACTGGTCGCCTATGGGGTTGCCCGCATAGCTCAAACCAGCACTTGGGTCGAACAGCAGGAACTGTTTGTCCGTCGTAAAGAATCCAATGAGCGCACCGTTTATGTCCAGCGCGTTGTAATTCGCCAAGCCCACACCTGTGAGGTACGGGATGGCAGGAAGAATCGGATTAGACGCTGTTCCGTTTCCAGCAATGATGTAAATGTCCGAAATCGTGAACACCAGCATGCCGATTGCGGTAGGCACAAGGCGCACAATCCGTGATGGCAGCACGTCATAGTTGAGCGGACTGGTTCCGTTGCCGTTACCGGACGGGGCCGTCGCACCCGACGTGTAATAGACGATGGTGCCAACACTATACCAAAGCCTGCCGAGGTGATACGAAATGTTCAATGCGCCGGGAGCGGGCGGTGTATTTTCACCAGCCTGTGCGCCCGTAATAAGGTCGTTTAAGTCCAAATCCGCAGTCGAGTCAGTAAATCCATCCTGCAAATACTGAGTAAGCGGAAGCGTCCAGTACGAGTTACCAAGGCCCGGAATAAGCAAAGCAGTCGAGCCGCCATCTGTAGTTCGGAAGATGGCGACATAGTCCACCTGTGGGTCAAGTGTAGCTAGGTTTATTCCAGAACCAGCAGGAATAGTTACGTTCCCGTTTACAGGGCCGGTGCCGATACTTGCCGGACTTAGGTTAGAAACCGTGTTGTCCAACGTATTGACCAACGCAATCCAGTATATCCAGCCTTGGTCAGTCGTTGCCAAAATCGCACCCTCTGCGGGTGTGACTGGCGGGATCGTACCCTCGTTAATCCAGTTCAAAGGCTGTACATCAGGCGTGATCGAGTAAAGGCCGTTCTGCCATGTCGGAGCGACTGTGCCTGTAACGCCGCTTTCGTAAGCAAAATACTCATACCCACTTTCGACAACTGCGGTGTTTCCGTCGGTCAGATTTATGCCCGCTTGCCAAGCAAACGAAGTAACTGGGCCGAGATTTTGCCATATCAGTTCGGTTCCCTGAAACGCACCATTGCTGAAGTTGCGGAAACTACCTACAGCGTTGTTAGTAAGTTCGGGTGCGATGGGGAACGTGTTTTGTGCCGCAGGCGCTGTACTAAAGCCCGTGCCTGCGAATGCGGGACTGGTTGTTGCACTCTCAAGAAATGGTTGTGCTGCTGCTGCTTCTGGCACAATGATTGCGCCGTTTGCACTGACCATGCAACTTACGTGATCCCAACTTCCACCACCTGAGTTCTTTCCATAAGCAAACTCAATGCCGAAAACACCTGCAGACGGAAAGGCAATAGTAATAACTGCAATTGAATCGTTGTTTGCGCCGTTCCAACCACCCATTATAGGATAGCCGTTCCACGGAGTAACTGTTTGTGACCCCCATCCCACACCGCCTGCGGAGGGAGGAGCAACACTTGGCGGTAACCCGCTGTGCTGTGTTCCTGTGTCGCCGCTTGTGTAAGTCGCCCCAGCCGCCTCTTCTACACCAAACCACAGGGCATCACTGTACTTCATGGTAAACACGACGGACATTCCACCCACAGGGATTCTGATTTTTCCCCATTGTAGGAATTCAAATGCGCTGCCTGAAGCAAACGGCGTCGTATACGTCGATGCGTCCATCTCGCCAGCAGAGTTGACGGTGTACAACTGCATCGGGCTGGATTCGTTTCCGTAATAATTCCACATCAAGGACGTAAGCCCAGTCGCAGTTGCATCGGGTGATACAGGCGAGCCCGACGTAATGTCAACAGGGTTGCCTACTGAACCACCATATTTCACGTCGATGAAATTTCCAGTCGTGCCAGAGTTGTATCCGCAATGATTGAAAAACGCCGCAGACCAGCCGACATACGGGGTGGTAAGGTCTGCACCTGAAAAATGCGGAGCTACCTGACCTGACAATGCCCCACCAAACGTTGTAGTAATGGGAATGGTAGATGCACCACCCACCTGTCCAATGTTTCGCTGGGCCTGAAACAAACAAGGGACTCCACCCGCATTTGCAATGACGAGCGAGCCCGGTGCGTAGTCGTAATTGTTCGGAATGAATGCGCCGACTTGGTACTCTGTGCCCTCAATAGTCACCGTACCGGGAGTCCACGGGTAAGCACCTGCATACTCACCATCGGTGTACAGCGTGTGCGCGGTCCAAGTCACGGGCTGCTGCGCCAACACTGTAAGCACTGCCGTACCTGAGCCGAACGTCGCTCCAGACGTTCCAGCAGTCGTAACCTGATACCATGTACCCGCATACTGAACAAAGCCAGAAATGGCGTAGTAAGTGTCAGCTTGCCACTTGGTAAAAGTCGAGTTTACTTCCCCGGTTGTCACTGCGGTTGTGGGCGCAGAAATTGCCCAATTCTCTACAGTAGAACCACGATTTACCCACACCACGTTTCCATCAAGAATGATGTTGCCAGTTGGTGAAGTCGAGCCCCAATGGTTGCTCGTGTTAGGTATATGCCCCAGCCAAGCAGGCACAGTCGCACCAGTCTTTGCGACAACGGGTGTCGTACCAATCTGACAAAGAAGACCTGTGTCGGATGCTGTATACGTGGCGTACACCGTGGGAGGGGTAAACTTTGCAGTAACAGTGGTCGTAGTGCCCAGCGTGACAGCTTCCAACGCTGTAATGACAACTCCGTTTAACCACGTCGCGGTGTTCAAACCCCACAGTTGAAATGAGACACCTATACCGTTCGTAAGCGGAAAAGACACGCCCGTGGTGTTCGGTATCCCTGCATTGTTGATGGTTAGCGTAAGCACATCACTCGCCACTGCGACGTGGGTAATGTGCGCGGCGGCGACACCAATGAACTGCTGAATGTTTTGTGTGTTAGCAGTGGGAGAGATTGCGCCAGTCAGCATATACGTACTGAAAAATGGGTACGCGCCTGAGTTGCCGTCAGTCCCTTGAAGCTCGTAGTTAGCGGCCCACGTAATCAAAGACTGCAACCACTTTTTGTTGTCAATTCCGTTTGAAAAATACAGCTCGTTACCAACAGCCTGCATGTACGTCTGGCCTGTGGCTGTGGAATCACCAAACACAAATTGCTTTACACCGGCCAGCGTTGCATACAGTGCACCCGGTTCAGCAATCATCGTAAAAATCTCTTCAAGAGTCGTGCCCAGCGCGTCGGCAGTGGCCTTGTTTACGATAAAATCATCGAACGCCAGAACGTCTGTCCAACTATTGGAATCAAATACGGGATTGCCGGGACGCCGAATAAGCGTAAGCCGATTGGACACCTCGACGTTGGAGCCTGCAATCATTACGTCGCCGTAGCTCAGTTTGTAGAACTGTTCATACAAGCTGTTCAATGTACCGCGCAAAGGCGAACGATTGGTTACCATGCCGTTAAATATGCGCCCCGTGTATATAGGGGCGTACTTCGGGCTCTTTTGGGGTTGACCCCCTGCACCTTGTATCTGCGACATGTTGATCCTTTATTGCAAAAAGAAACCGGGCCATCCAGTATTGTTGTTTGGGGTAACTTCAAAAATGCCCAGCGTAGATGGCATTGGGGCCGAATACAGTGCACTCGCCAATACAAGTTGGAGGGCACCGTTTAGGTTGAACATGGTGTTACCATCCGCTATGTTCACGCCCCAAGAGAACAGTATGCCAGAATCTTGTGAACCGATGGCAAAGCGATACAGCCCTGCGGGAATAGTCACTGGGGTAAACGTAAAAGTTTGAACAGTAGATAAACTTTCATCAAATGCCCCCGACTCCCAGTACTTAGTAAGTCCATCCCAACTATAAATCGCCACCGCAAACGTACCTACATAGCCGCCAGTCATTTTCGTTGTTACTGCCTTAATGGTGGTAGGCGTACTTAGGAACAGCGGGGTGCAGAAGATGGAGCCGTTGGTTCCTCCAAGCCCATAAGTTCCAGTAATACCAATCTCTTGCATCGAAAAGTCTGTGGACCAGAAGGGGTGCTCAAGTGCGGTACCAATCCCTGACACAGTTGCCGAAATCTCGCCGCCGCCTTCGTCAGTAAACGTGACGTTGCCTGTGTTGACGAAATCGGCTACACCTGCACTGAGCGGTACACCTGCAACTTCCAGTAACGCGGTTGCGGAAGCTGTGGCTTCAATTTGTCCACCACCGATGTCTGTAAACGTGACGTTTCCGCTGTTTACGAAATCCGCAATTGTCGAAGAGCTGAGTGGCACGCCCTCTACCTGCACCGATGTTCCTGACTGCATGGACGGCAACCAACTTATAACTTGGTTGGGAACCCACGTGCCGAGATTAAACGTTCCGGTACCCACTACCTGCTGGTTGTTCGGACCCCAAGCGGGCTGTCCGGCGGCGGTGTATCCTGTCACGGTGTAATACGAGTTAATCGGACTCAACACATCGTTACCCCAGATATACTGGCCCGCTACCACGTTACCGCTGGCGTCGAGATTTATAGTGATCTCAACACCGCTGCATATCTGAAGCCCGTTGACCTCTTCGTCCTGACTGAGCCTGAATTTGAGATAGCCAAGCGCAAGGACATTGCCCTCGGAATCTTGAAAGCCGCCGCCAGATAATTGTACTTTTAATGCCATATAACTCCTAAACGACAAGCGCCCAAAAAGTCGGGTTTGTGTCCGGTTCCTTGTCAAAATTTTCCAGCAGTGCCCTATACACGTTACCCGCGTATACAACGTGGTAAGCAACGCCATAGGTGAGAGTGCTCAACCACAGTGGCGGACCTGCCGTAAGTTGTCCCTCCCAAGCCAACTGGCCTTCTGCCGTGTAAGCCTTGACAATGTACACCGTACCTGCGGGCAACATGGTATTATTGCCCCAAAGTTCTATGGTGCAGCTTCCAGAAGAGTCTAGCGCGGCCTTTATCAGCCTGCCCGCTGAAATTTGATCGGTGCCAGCAACGGCATCTGTGTTCAAGCGAAATGTCACAGTGCCATCCGCCAGCGGCTTTCCTGATGGGTCTTGAAAGGTGTATGTGACGGATGCGAGTGGCATTATGCGCCTACCTTTGCTTGTCGGGCTCTTCCGCCTGCTGCACATGCTGCCAGTGTTGGACGTATACCCAGCGCCCGCAGTGTCGCAGATATTTTATCTTTTTGTGCCTGTGTTCGTACTGGATGATTACCAATGCTGTTTGTATTGCCAAACATCCAAGCAGAGATTTGCGGACATTTTTTGCCTTTATTCCACGGCACCACGCCAGAGCGACCGTCGCCGCCATCTGCCAAATTATAACCCAGTAATTGGGTTTGCAGAGCATATATGAAAGCAATTTCAGCAAAGTTCATTTCTTCATGAGATTCACAATCCAACAGTGACTCTATTTTGAAATTTTCAATGCCGTACTTTCTGATTGCCGCATAGAGTTTAGGTTTGGCATACTTACTACTTCGGGCACGCCATCCCTGCTGATAAAGATAGTACTCCAAAGGTTGGGTTGTTTGACCAACATACACTTTGCCGTTAAGCAGGTTAGTAATGGCGTATACCTTCATAGTTTATATGCCTCTGGCGGCTTTGCCCTGCTGCATGTCCATATTCTGGCCGGTAGTCAGGTTGTTCCAGTTGTTGAGAAACACGTTTCGATCCTCTTCACTGATGCCCTCGGCACGCGCAAGTATGCCCGCCAGAAACTTCTGGTTGGCGACTTGGAACCGTGGATCGTCTGCGAACGCCCAGATGAGTGCAAGGAAACCCCAGTTGTACACGTACTGCATGAAGTCGGGAATGGGTGCCCACGTCTGGTTGACGCTCGTAACTCTTGGGGCCGCTTTCTGAATGTGAACACTGATGGGATATGCCTTGTCGGGCGCGGGCATGACACGAAACGTCATGTTACCGAGGCCGTCCTCTGTATGAGGATTGAGGAAGCGGGGCCGGTCCGTCTTAGCGTCCAGCGACAAATTGTTCTTGACTTCCATCTCCATCCATACGGGCGTAGTCGGGTTTATATCTAGTACAGAGCAATGCTCGATGTGCGAAAACTCAGGAACAGACAGAACGTAGTCCTGTGTAGTCGTATTCGTCGCCGTGCCCGTGTCGGCTGCTGATACATACGTTCCGAAATTAGTCTGGGCGGTAAATCCTGTTGGGGTGTATGTCTGTACAATGACAAGTTGGCCATTCAAGTTGGTTGCAGTCGTAAGCCCAGCCAACAAGACAGGATTGCCGTAAAAGAACGTGTTAGCAGCAGTCACAGTAAGCACGCCGTTAGAATCAATGGCGATGTTCGTAATGTTCGCCACCTGCGGAGTAGGGTTGCATGTAAAACCCAGCTCTTCATTGTTCCACCACCATGAAAAGGGCGGGCCGAGGACTGTCTGCATCACCATATTGGCACTCGACAGTGCGGGCTCAAGGCTGTTACCGATAACGGGGTTTCTGTCGAAGCTGAGCCGTTTGCACCAATTGATGGTGTCTGCGATTTTGATATTTGAAAGTGCCATAATTTCCTTATGCTAGACGCTGCTTCTCTTTGTACAGCATAATCACCATCCAAAAGAGTATGCACGCCTGCTCCGACTGCTCTCCCGCCATCAGCATCAAGTCTCCAATGCTGTAAACTGCGTCTTTCAAATCAAATATGTCAGCCAAAAAGTTCAGACGCGTGCTGTCGGTCATGACGCAGTGAACGTCATCCAGCATGCCAATGGGCAGCGGGGTTTGTTCGGGGGCTTTGGGCAAATCCGCCAGAAACGATTCCAACTTAGCCTCATTGACCATTACAGGAAATTTGTCGTCGTTGGCAATGAGTACGAGTTGGTTAGATGCCGCACCGCCGAACTGAAGTGCGAAGGGGAGAAGTAACAACCATAAAAACGATGCACGAACATACGCCAGAAACTTCATACTTACCTTTCCGTCCAGAGCATCATTAGAGTCGCCTTCACCGCACGGTGAAACCCTCTGTTCGACTGAAATTTTAATACCCCCAGCCCCCGTACGGGTAAGCAGGATTCACTGGGTTGTATCCGTAACCTGTGTCCATCACGCTTGCCGTTGTGGGATAAAATCCCCAATCGTCCATCTCGCGGGAACCTTGCTTGACAGCGTTGTCACACGATTTCAACCACAGCGCCCACTCCTGTTCGAACTTCGCCCGCACCTTGGGGTCAGGCGACCGACGGAAGCATTGGGCGAAAAACCCCTGCTTGAAGTACGTGTAATAATCGTCTGGGATGGGGTCCAGATACTGCGACAATTTTGTGAACAACGGAACACGCGCCTGTCCGACAGGCAAAATTCTCCACATCGGTCCTGTCTGTGCGGGCGCGGGGTTGATACGCACACCCTGCCCCTTGGGGTTAATTGCAGTCCAGACTACAGTGCCGTCCGTCACGGTTGTCGCTGTGACATTCTGATTGGCGAGTGTCGGAAATACGGGGTTGGCAACATAACCATTCGGGTTTGGAGGGATTTGAACTTGGAAAGGATTGACGAGACCGCATGTCCCATACTGCGTGACAACCCAATAATTGCCAAGAGAATCTACAACGCAAGTAATCGGGTTCCTTGGGGTGGTTGTAAGTCCAACTGGGCTCGTATACACGACGCCGGGACCGGGGTTGAGACAGCCTGTAAGACTGTCCATCTGGCTCTGCCCCCACACACCGCATTGCATCGAGTCAACCTGCATCCAGCATATCTTGCAAACTCTGCTGGTGCTCATTTGCGTGCTCACTTCCAGCACATCTCGACGAACCTCTATGGGCACGATGACCTTAGGAAAGGTCGTAATATTTTGGTACACCGCCGTACATCCCTCAAGCCAGCCAAGATTTACAAGACCGGGGAGGAAATAATCCTGCTGCCAACTGTTGATGTAAAATGGCGGGACGAGGATTCGGTTAAACTTCCAATTAAAGGGCTCGCCTGTGGGCGTGCCTGCCAGCATTGCTGTCATGGTGTCGTTTGTAATCGACAGCGCGGGCTGGTCGGAGTATCCACCGTTGGGCAGTACAGGAGCAATTTCTGCGAATGTTTGTGCATCGTCCACAAGGTTGCGGACTTGAATAGAACTGTTGCCCATAGGTCTCCTAAATAAAAAAAGGTGCGGCCATTGCCCACAAAAGTAGGGCCAAACCCCGTGCCGCAACGGTTGTATTCCTTACCGCAGGTTAGACGAAGAAATTCGTTCCCGGTAAATGTCGGCTGCGTCCACCATCTTGCCCGACTCCAGATCAAATGTGGAGAAGCGGCATTGGACCGAGCCTGACATCGAGTTGTTGGTTTCGAAGTTGCACGCACGGAGATATTCCAGCCGTGCTGCGTCAAACCGTGCCTTGTCGAACGTTCCATCCTGCGGGGCAACCTGCTTGCCGTTGCGGAAGTAGAACTCTTTCTCGACTGGCGGTTTCCACGTCTTGGCACACCGTAGGCAGCGCACCCAGATGTCACCGTTAATCATTTGGTGCTTGATGACGGAGAACTGGTTACCGTTGCCGCCCGTAGTCAACACGCGCATATCACGCTGGCTGGCTGTGCCGCCCTTCTTGTGGGTACAAATGCTCCACCGATAGGTGTCGGTTGCATCCGCCTGTGCGAACGCCTTGCCCTGCGACTCGCGTTCGTACTGGGTTTGCTTGTCCGACAGTGCCTCACGCTCAAGCTCAATCTTCAGCTTCTTGATGTCAAGCGTACGCCGCTCACGCTCAGCAGCCTTGGCTTCCAACTCTTCCTTCAGATTCTGCTGTTCAAGCAGAAGGTTTTCAAGCTGAGTGCGCTTGATCTGGTCGTCCACTGTTTCCACAGGGGCCGGTGTCAGCGTTTCGTCAATGTTCTTTTCGATTTTCATTACTCCTCCTTAGTTTTCTTTCAAAGCTACGGGACTTTCTCCCGACAAAAAATCAACGTACGACTGGCAGGATTTTGCATCAGTCGGCGGAAAGAAATGTTGTAATGCACGCTGGCGGGCGACTTCCGCAGTTTTGTATGCCCGAAGAGCGTTAGTTTCAAAAGTAAATATCCAATACCATGTGTAAAAACACAAGGTAACATCTACATAAAACTTTTGCTTGTTCACAAACACACCGAATGAGACTTGATTTCTGCTCTGCATGACTCCTCCTAGATTTTTCCACCCGCACGTCGGAACTGGTACAGAGTTTCGTTATACCGATTGAACGCTGGTGTCTGCTTCGGCTTACCAAAAACTTCATCCGCCTTTGCTTCCGTAAGTGCGGACTTCAAAATCAACTGCAAAAGGCACGTTCGCCAACCGCGAAACTTTTCCGCCAACGGCACACCATGCTCGTCAAAATTCATGATGGACAACTCAGGCATGAAGCCCAACTGCACCCAGCACCCTACCTCAGACGGCAGGCTGTTACGCTGAATGATTAGTGTCACCATCCTCGGCATAGGATGGGCTCTGTACCAGCACCTGACTCCCGCCCTGCGCAACCTGTTAAGAAAATCCGAAGAGTGCATCGGCGTCCCAATTCTCGCCCCTGCGTCTGCGTATTCACTAGGCTCAACCCACTGATACTCTTTGGCAAGCCCTGCGTTCTGCTCCTGCCAGCGTGCCAGCTCCTCTTTGTTCTGGTTGCTCGTGCTGTCATGCACGTTCTTTGCGTACTCGTCAATCTCGGCCTGAAGAGCGGGAGAAAGGTTATCGCTCAGCGATTCGTTCCACGTTTCTCTTGACCGCACCGGCTGTGCGATTGTCGGGATAGGTGTAGGTGCTGAGTTCTCCCATCGTTCAAAATACTCTTCATTGCTCACAAACTCTGTGCTCATGACTCCTCCGGTTTCCACTGACTCCGCTGGCCGAGGGCGAAGGACCGCTTCCGCCGAGGGAGTCATTGCACATCATGATGCTGTATATCGGTCGTTCGTGTGGGGATCAGCCACAGTCGCTTCCGACGCTTCGTCGCCGTGTTAACCCAGCAGCTCCACCTCGTGCGACGTTTTGGGTAATCCACCCTCTGCATCGCCACTGACCTTGGCATCAAAATCACCTTGACACAAACTCTTAAACATCTCGTCATTCTGCTGGGCGACTTCAACCGTGCGCCGCAAACTGTCGTTCGCTGTTCTCAAACTGCGAACAACCGTTCTCAAAATGCGGTTCTGATTTCGAACCTTGCTAACCTCTTGTTGCAGGATGTCGTTGCTCTCCATGAGTCCTGCAATAACCAAGTCTTTGTCTTCCATCACTTCCCCCTCACTGCACTTGCTGCGCTTGCTGCGGCAAACTTAAATCGCCATGCTGCCCATCCGTGCCCTATGACTACTGGGTCGCACATGGGCGTGTCTGGGTACACAACCGTGGCTTTGATGTTGTTCTCGAAAAGATCGGTGATACACACGCCAACACCGTACTTACGCATAGCATTGCCAACCAACGCATTGTATGCAGAGGCGCACATGTGTCCCAGCCGAACAGCAATCTCTCGAAGATTGTCCTCACGCTGCACATCAAACCAATCGCAGTATTCTTCAACAGTTGCCACTATCGAGTCTTCCCCGTACGTGAACACCTTCAAACACATTACGCTGTGCTCTGGCAGCTTAACCCATTTGATCTGATCTTTGTTGTAAAACCTCAAGTCCTTACGGACCGTTTCCTCAAACTTTTGGTTGAACTCCTCCGTAAAATTCATATAGCCTCCTCTGACTATTTGTGCAGCAGTAAAACGTGGTTGTAATGCACCAGCAGCACAATGCCCGTCAACTGAATGAATACGGAGACCACTGCCGCAACGGTTCGTATCAGCGACCAAATTGACTCTCGCCTTGTAAGCATGTCTCCTCCGAAAAAATAAGGGGCCGATTTTTCGACCCCTTGTACTCGATAGAACTTATGCCACAACGGTGACGATGATCTGTGCGTAAATCATCATGACAGGATCGCCAGACGCTTGTGTGGGTTCCGCATCTAACGAACTTTGCAAGAACTCGAATGCAGGGAACTGAACTTCCACGATGCAAGTTCCGAGTGCGATTGCAGTAATCGTAATGGTTGCACCGCTTGCTGATGCCGATGCCACATCGCCAGAATAGCCAGAGAACGCAGACGGGCGATACCAAGCAGGCGTGCCTGCGTCGGGGTTACCATACGACTTCACAACAAACTCACTTGCAGAGGTGGGCGTAAATGCGTTGCCCAGCACGTCAACGACGGACGCCGTCACAGACGCCGTGTTCGACAATGACACACCATTGACAGTCTTGCTTCCAAGACTAAGAGTCAATGCATACTGTGCATTCTGTTGTGCGTGCGCAGAGCTTCCATAAGCGACTGCGCCGTATCCTTGCCCATTGAGAGCAGGAACGGTTTGGCCCGAAGGGCGCGGAGTTGCCTCAGTTGCGATGGTAAGACCGCCTGCCGCACAGTTAGTCAACTGTGTTGCTGTAAGTTGCACGATTGCTGCGGTGCCAAGACCATCAGTAGGGTTGTGTTGCGGATTGGGATTTCCAGACATATTCACTTCTTTCTGAAAGAGCAACCGTTGACGCTGTTTCTTGTCATTATTTCAGTAGTACGTGGTCACAGGCTCAACGGCGCACCTGCTTTGTGCTTTCATATTCTCTCTCAATTAGAGAATGTGAAAACAGGGAAGTGATTGAGGCACTTCCCTATCCTCGTAAGTTCACCAGTGATTAGCTGATGGCCGATGCAGCGTCAATCTGCCGCATACGGATCGTAGTGTCCGGACCAAGCGAAGTCGTGAAATGCACACGATAGCTCGTCCATCCCGGAATGAGCCCTTCAGGATCGGCAACAGTTGGCTCTGCGTTCTGCACGATGTTGCACTTGATGTTGCGCCATTCGCCGTCACCGTAGCCGGTGTCGCCCTGTGCTCCAAGGTTGATGGCGAAGATGCCGTCACGCCCGAAGATGTAGGTGCGAAGAGCCGTCAGGCCCGTCACGCCGCTATAGTTGATGGTCTTGGTGATCAACGGAGACTGGAAGAAATGAACGCCCGTGGTCGGGATTTCAATGACTTCAGTCAGATCGACGCTGACCAGCTCTTCCATGCGGGCGAGACCCACAGGGGTGTGCTTCAGGATGTCGATAGGCGAATCGTTGCTGTTGTCAGCCGTCACATCGCCGAGGGCGAACGGATGGATGACGCCGACGAAGGACTTGGAAGCCTCGTCGAAAGGACGAATCGAACGGCCAGCCATAGACTGGACGCTGTTACGAATCTGGCTCAGAGACAGAGCGGTGAAACTCGCAGTGCTCGTTGCAGCCAGCTCGACCAACACGGAAGCGTCGATGCTGGATGCGCCGTCAGCAGTTGCGCGAACCAATGCGCTCAGTGACTCGCCAAGGCGATACGACATTTCCTTCGCAACGTTCTCGACGGTCTGGTCAATCGCGGTTGCGAGAGACAGGGACGAAAAATTTGCGTAATCTGCGTCAAATGTGTTTAGGGCACCTGTATCACCACAGGGCCACTCTGCACGTCACCGTGCAGTTCAGACTCTATCTTTACCATGCAAAAGCATGGGTGCTTGACGTATTAGTCGTTGGGGATATCACCTGAATTAAGAGCCATACATGCTACATGAAGCTCTGCTCGTCTTGAGGGATTTTCTTGCCCTCGCATACGAACCCACTCCAAAGCAATTAACGCCTGCTCTCTTTTGATAATATGATAAGGAAGTGTTCCGAGAAGAACTATTTCCATCTTCTCATAGCCACCAGTGACAAACCATTCAAAACACGGTTTAACACCGAGCTTGCCTTTTTGCTTAGGTCTAAACTCTCCCCCAAAATATCTAACCAACCACCGCATAAGTTTCATGGATGTATTGGCTACTGACATTTTGAGATCGTAGCCGTAATAATCTTTGCCCGTGCTGGTTTTTAAAGTCGTTCGTGAAATTCCAATACAACCTTCGGCATCAACTGCCATAGCCAGACGTGCCCACTTCGTTTTATCATTCGTCATCTCAGGTCTTTCCTCCGTCTCTACTGTATTTATTATACAGTCTTTGACGGATATAGTCAAGTTTAAACAGTGAGCTACAAATTAACTCACCGATAGTAGCAGTCGTGTTCAGGACGTTAACACTAAGAGACGAACCGACAGTTCCTTCGGTCGTCTGGTTGGTGTTCGCGGCGAGAGGCACATACATGAACCAAACCAAATGTGCTCGACTTCTACTTACGAGACATTCATGTTAAAAAATCTCGTATTGGTTACCGCTCTTCATGGGCAGATCAAGACGCTCTGCGCATGCGACGAACGGGGTTTGTGCCTTCAGGTTCTCACGGAACCGTTTATCGTAATACTTCACCGTGGACTGAGGCAGGTTGGATTGCTGGTTGCCAGCAGGAGAGAAACTCATAGAGTTTTATCCTTATTGAACATTGTGAGTAGCGCGTCTGGTGGATGCTTGACGTTCAAGGTCATTCACCAACTTTGCAAAAGCCGGGTTTCTAAGATTTTTCTTATAAACGTCGGACGGCATCTTCTCAATGTCTTCCAAAGTAAGTGTGGCCGTCACACCAAACGTACTGGCGTCTGAAGAGACATTGCTATTCAGACCGGACGGGACTCTTACTGGTCGCTTTGCTTGCGGTTGCTCTGCGGGAGTAATCCGACTCTCGTTTGCAACTGGAACCTGCGGGGGATTCGGTTCCGTACTTACTGCGGGCGCTGCCGTCGGTGTCACTGTGGACACAGGCGTAGCGGGCGCAGAAGTTACCTCACGCACGATAGGGCTGTCGAGGAGCAATCCGGCTCCCTTCAGCGTTTGATAGGCTAGGTTGAACATCTCGACGGTTGGATTTAGCCTTTTCTTGAACATCCAGTCCGTCAGTACTTTTCTGTTTTCGGCGCACGGATAAAATTCCGGCGTATTCTTTTCAAACGTGTCATAGTTGGACTTTGCCATCAACTGTAATACAATCAATTGCTGGCCGTTCAACGTGTCACGAACCTTATCGAGTTTCATGCCGAGGCGGGCTTCAAGCAGCGTATCCATTGCCTCGACTGACTTCGACGGGTCATTCAAATCTTGTGAAAGATTGAACCGCTCTTCGGCGGACAACTCTCGCGGCGCAAACTCAGCCATCGACGTAAAACGTTGTGCGTCGTTCGGCAGTTGCACGTCGATGTCATCGCTGTGCTTGCTACTGATCTCACGCAGCTTGCGCACGAGTTCAATGTTCTGATCTCTGAGCTTGTCAGCCAATTCATCAGGCGTGTGATACTTGATGACCTGCTTACCGCCCAACGGTCGCCCGAGGGTGTCCTTCGGCTGATACTCATAACGAAGTTCAGGTAACTCAGGCGCGGGCTCAGGCGCGGGCTCAGCCGCTAAAGGCTCCGTCGGCGCTACAGCCGCTATGGGGGCAGCGACAACCTTCGGGTCACTTGGGTCGTTCAGTGTGGGATCAACCACAGGTGCCGCCACAGGTGCCTCTGTCTCTTTGTATACGGTAGAACGAACTGACCTATTCTGCATAACTTCCTCCTAGTTATTGAAACTCGGGTGAAACATTTGGTACTTCAGGGTTGCCGGGTGTGCCGAGCTTCGCAGCGTTATACACCTGCAACTCAAATTCGTCGGTAATCTTCTGCATCAGCCCCGCATAAAGTTGTGCGGCGGCTTTTGCAATGCAATGCTTGGCAAGCACAGCCTCAGGCTGGTCAATTGACGTGTTCATCAACGCCGTATTAAAATCCTTCACAACCTGAATCATAAGCAACTGCATAATGTCCCAACCCTCTTGTTGAACATACGCAGACAGCACCTGTCGTTGGCGAGCATCAAGTTTTATGTCAACCCCTACGACGTTTGCCATTTCGAGCGACTTCACTGGGTCAAGCATGTCTCCTCCGAAACTGTCGGGGCGGTTTTGGTGTCCGCCCCTTCGTACAAATTACTCAACCGTTGGCTGTTGACCTTCAAGTCCCTGCGGGCTTGGAGTGCCTTCAACCGCTTCGCTCATACCGTTTGCCCTTGCGGATTCACGGATGATGTCGCGTTTGATTCGGTTGTCTGATTCTTGGTCGGCCAATTGCTGCTTCTGTTGGAACTTTTGCTGGTCGCCTTGCTGCTTCGCCTGCATTTGCATTTGCATTTGAGCAGCCTTCGAGTTTTGTGCACGCTTCTGCTTCATCTGAGGAGTCAGCGGCTTGATGATGTCCTGTCCGTTCTTCCACTCAGACGCTTCCATCCACATGTTGAGGATCGGCTTGAAGTCGATGTACTCTTCGTTGATGTCCGCCAGACTTTCTTGTATCTGAGGGTTGTCCAGAATCTGGGTCAACATGACCATTGACTGCGCCATCGTACGCTTGGCTGACAAACTAGAACCTGCAAGAACCTCGTACTCAATTTGAGCATCGTGGAACTCTTGCATGTTAATGTGCTTCGTGTACTCTTCGCCTCGCTCTTTTCCAAGAACGGCGAGTATGGCGGCATCCGACATTACGTTGAAGATCAACATGTCGAGGACGCCGAGAAATGGCTTGAATACCTGCTCGATAAAGTTGTCCAGCGGACCATCAAGACGTGTTGCACTCGCTCCTGCGAGGATGTTTGCGCCGCCAGCCGTGCGGCCCATAGAACTGCGCGGTCCCGCCGTAGAACCTTGAACCAACATCTGGTCCGCGCCGGACGAAGACTCTGTAGCCTGCTCCGACTCCTTGAGTGCGCTCCAAATGTCTGACGGTACCTTCGGCGTTTCCATCAGACGGTATGCATTTTGTGTGTCGGCGACGGTTAAAATCTTGCCGATGCCCGACCGTATCATTTGCGTCGGGGCATTGTCATCCCGATTACGGAGATACAGCGGGTTTACGCCGAACGAAAGAATCTTCAGAATGGCGTTGATGGTGCCCTGATCTACGCGCTGGTTCTGCCCAACGATCAATCCAAGCCCCATGCCGTAAAATGCCTTTGGACGGTTCCACCAGTTGGCGGACAGGAACGGAATTTTACCGAACTCGTTGATTCCTGAAAAGAGTACAGTCCTTTGGTTCAGAACAAGAATTTTTCGCTTCTTATCCCAATATTCCATGACCTCTAATTTATTTCTCAGCGGGTCAGGACTTACCCTAATGTTAATCTTTTGCGAGTGATGAACAACACCTTCGATGTAAGCGGCCTGTTCTGTCTCAAGCAGTTGGGCGGTTTCTTTGCCTGTACTCCAAAATTTCTTCAAGTCCTCTTCGGACGGAAGACGCCAACCCCTGATCGCATCGCCCTCTTCACCATCGTCTATTGCCTGCTGAATCGCTTTGCGAATCTCGTTCATCTGATAGAAGTCCATGTATCGAACGTCTATAACCCAGCCCGCTTCACGAATGTCTGAAACGGACAACTGTGGGTCCACCAAAACCTTGTCAAGCGGACGGTGTTCGAACACGGGCAATGGAACGATTTTTTCACGAACCTTCACACTAGGTGGTTCGTCAGTGACAATTGAATCATCCTGCAACCCGTCGCCGCCCGGAAGAGTAACCTTGGCGGCTTTTCGAGTGTAATACTTAATGGCTTTCCAGTCGTATCCCCACTTCCAGATCGACGTTCCAAGATGGGCCATCTCCTCCAGCCCCCACTTGGTGTGGTTTTTGAATTCGCAATCCCTCAGGATGTACGAAAGCAGCGTAGTCTTTGCGTCCGTAATCGTCTGTGAGGTGCCCGGTGCTGGGCGAAGAATCATTGGCGGGTCGTCATAAAATAGACCCTTATAAAGCTGTGGTACGACTGCGTTGCAAACCTTTGCGACAGTAAATCGCTGAACATTGGGCTCAAGAACGTATGTGTTCTCGTACACCGTCATCGGACGGGGCGATTGATACAGAAGGTCGGCATCGCGCCAAAGCAGCGTCCACTGTTTGTTCGCAATGAATGCCTTCGCATTTACCGCAGACTGTACGACAAGTGCTAAGTCGCCGCCGATGGTAAGGATGTCGCCCGCTGAGTTGAAATCCTCAGGTGTCAGTTCCCTGTTGGGGTTTCCTTCAGGACTTTCCAAAGCAGTGATTGGCAGCTTTTCGATTGTTGCAGGTGCCGTAGTTTCTGTGTCTGCCATATCTCTCCTAGAATAAGTCAGCAAGTGGATCGCCCGCTTGCGGGTCGCTCATTTCATCCCTGACAGCATTGATTGCGTCATAAGGATTCATGTCGGGGTTTTCCTGCACCATCTGTTGGGCATTGTATTTAGCGTACGCATTCAGCCCGAAAACCTGATCGTACTTCGCCTTCGCCAACGGGTCAGGACAGTATGTATCCTGTTGAGCGGTGATCTTTGCCTCCATCTCCGCGTAACTGGCGAATTGATTTACGAGCAGTGCGAGTGCATCGACGATGTCGTCGTGCGTTGCCGCCGCCGTTCCAAATTTTGAAAGTTCATCGTAAAGTTCGTCCAGCGATGGGCAGGTGTTTACGAACAGAAGACGCTCATCTCCGAGGTACCGAAGAACCGGTTTCGCTTTCATCATTTTCGAGTTGGCTTTGTTTCCCAAACCCAGAGAGATGAACTCGATATTGGCACGCACCTTCAACTTGTCCATCTCACGATAGATTTCTCTGCCTAGCCACTTGACGCCGACAGATTCCTCAATGCAGACTCGCTTCGGTTTCCACTTCAGCACGGTAGCGGCGATGATCGCTGGTAGTTCGTACTCGTTGAACCTGCCGCGATTCATGTCGATTATGTAAAACCGCCCGCCGTAAATCAGTGCCGTAATGATAACCGTGTAGTCCGCCCAACTTTTTGTCGAGTAGGCTGTGTCTACAGTCGTTACGATCATGCCTGTTCCGGGCACGAGATTCGCTTGGATTGTACGCCGTACAAGAAGTTCACGAGGGAGCTTAACGACGTGCATTTGCATCGGGTCGTTGAGATATTTGATTGCGAAGTACTCGTCAGTCTTTTTCTTGGTGCGAAGGAACTGGTAAGTCAGTGCGTGAGGATTGTTTTCCTCATTGAACCAGAGGCAATAGTCAGATTCGACCATCTCCTCCTCAATCTTTCCTGCCTTAACAGCCGCTTCGTTGGCCCACCAAGCCGCACGAATGTAAATCTTCATCGGGAAGTCTTCGCCCTCTTCGGCGTACTTCTTCGAATTCTTGATGTCCTGTCCGTACGTATCTTCAGAATCGTACCAAGTCCCAATCTTGTCGTAAAAACCATAAGGATGCAGCATGGCTTGGTTAATGCTGACCTGCTTGTTGACCTTTTTCAGTCGGTCGATTGTCAAACTGTTCTCGTTGGTGACAACGTCATCCAACTTCATGATGCAGACGTGCCAACCAGCGAGGTTCTGCTCGATTGATGCCGCAAACACCGTGCACTCTTTTTCCAATTGAGTGACAGCGGGCGTCTGGTATTCATAGCCCTTGCCATCATCC